GGAAGTGCAGGTTTAAATCGGTGGCAGCCTCTATTGCCGCTACTGCCTTGGCAGCTGTATATATAGCGTCCCACAAAGAGCCATTATGAAAGTCGAGTACGCTGGTCGTAGTGTTGTATATTACCATGCCTGCTGTCGGACTTGGTATTGCATTTCTTTGGGTTGTCGTCATCCTTGGTGGCATAAAAGCCTTTGTAGTGCTTGAAACATCTAAAAGGGCATTGGCGTTTGGCGTTGCCGTACCAATACCGACGTTGCCCTCTACCAAAAATCCATTAGATGGAGCAACCGCATTTTTGTAATTAGCACCGATAGCTACATTGCCATTTACCCAAAGTTTACTGCCAGAAGTCAAATCTACCCCCACAGCGCCACCAATCGCAACTGTCCCACCTAAATTCGTACATAAATTAAGTGCGCCATAAGCAATTCCATCTCCTCTTACTACATCGTACCAAGTATAACCACCATATACCCCATAACGGTTAAAAAACCCACTACTCGAACTAAGATAATCCACGTCCCCAATCCAAAATTGCTTATTGTCATCATTATTAACATTTGCGGATAAAATAATGCCTGTGCCAGCTCCTGAAGTATTAATCATCAAAATGCCGTTACTACCTCCACTTACGATAGTTAATTTCTTGGTAGGACTCGTCGTTCCGATGCCAACTCTTCCGTTTAAAACGTCGAAAGTTAAGAACTCCGTCGTGAGGTCAGTCTTGAACCACCCTATTCGATAAGGAATGGCTCCCGTTGCTCCAGAGCCTGGAATTAGCTTCCATAAAACGTGTAAGTCTTGAGCAGCTAATAGAGTAGTATCCCAACCCGAGCCTGTCATTTGGGCTGCGTAACTGGGATATTGAGTTAAAGCAACAGCAGTACCCGTCTTATTCCAATAAGTAGCTGCATAGAAGTTAATTGCAGTAGCAGAGATGGTAAGCCTCGACGTGTCTCCAATTTTAAAATCGTACGTATCGCTGGCGTATTGGATATAATCGTTAGCATCGAAAGTAATACGACGGTTCGTACCAAATAGAGAAATACCATCCGATGTTGCAACTTTTAGGGTACCAGTATCGAGATATAACTTAGCAAAGCCACCGATGTACCACGTATAAGTATCGCTGACGTACTGTAAATAGTCATCGGTATCAAACGTAATACGACGGTTAGCACCGACGAGAGTAACGTCGTCGAGTTTATCTACGTAGCCCCAGGCGAAAGTCGTGGCACCAGTAGCTTTAATGACGTGTCCCGTGGTTAATCCAGAAGCGGTGTGGTCGGAACTAACCATAACGTGAGCTTGAGCGTGGTGTTGGTCGGCGGTTACGCCTCCTAAGTCAGCATGTTGGAGTTGCTGCCAGGCAAAAGTGGTAGCACCAGTAGCGCGAATGGTATGTCCTATCGTAAGACCACTAGCAATGTGTTTGTCCCCCACCATAGCATGAGCCGTAGGCTCGGTAGCAGGTATCGCTTGCCAGGTTCCGACTCCACTTGCATCAGAGGTCAGGACTCTGCCTGCTCCGGCATTTAATGCCATCATTACTCCGCTGTTTATTTGGAGTTGTACCTCTGTCCTGATGTAGTCTGCGAGGATACGGAGTCTTACTGCGTCGTTTACCCAAAACTTCATGAAGTGGTCGGCTGCGAGTGCGCCAGCTTGTATTTCGAGCCAGGTTGATGGGCCAGCGTAACTATAAGCTCTGAAGACTCCCACAGCCATTGGCGAAGCAGACGTTCCTCGGGCAAGGACGCAGCCTGTGACTACGTTACCTAAATCGTAAGCGTAAAATTCGGCAATACGGTTAGCCCCAGACATAAATTTAAGTCTGTTGGGAATACCATCTCCTTGCGTAATGCTTATGCCCTCGCCGTCGAGAGTTACAGCCAGCCCTCCCGTTCCGTAGAGTTTAAGCCCTCCTACGTCGAAAGTAACTCGTGCACCAGTGTCGGCAGAACGAAAGTCGAAGGCGTCTCCGCGAGCTTCAATCCTTCCTGCTTGCAATCGTGCCCACTTGCCCTGACTCCAAGAAAGAGGCTTCTGAGTACCAGCAGTCCAAACAGCTAATTGATTGTTGGAAACCTCCCACAACTCTCCGTGAAAAGCACCATGACCGGAGCAGTCGCGTATCTCAACGGCAGCAAGTCTGGCGTCTACACTATTGATACGGTGTTCAAACTTTCTTAGTATATCACAAACTGTTGGCATTAGCAATCAATTCCAAAACAAACGTCATCAAACTCATAAGGACAATCCGGCTGTGGGGGTATGTAATCGGGCTTGGCAAAAGGCTTGGCAAACACAGGCTGGTAGCCGAACAATAATTCCTCTAAAATTCGGCTCATTCTAGTCCAGTCCATCGTATCCCACTCCCAAATGTCAACGACTCGAAAACCCTCTTGTTCGAGGACTATCCTCTGCATCTCGTCTATTTCAACAGCAGAAGGGTCGGTGTGCCAGTAACTCATCACCCTCAGTGCAATAGGAGGGTCGAAAGGTATCACAAAGTCAATGACTGCCCCACCCGGAACAGCCCTACCACCCAAGACGGGCTGTCGGAACACGAACGGAATGTCGAAGCGGACGAGCCAACCATAAACAGCCCGTTCTGCTGGTGAAGCATCCATCGGCCCGGCACTCATCGCCGTCCGAAGGTCTTCGCCAACTAACAACAAACGAGTGCCAATCGGAATCCGCCTCGCTGCAACGCGAGTCTTGAATTTTGGAAACTTCGGCAAACTCATTACGCTTCCACGATAGACATTACCGCTACTTGTTCCCAGGTAGGGACGCCCATCTCTTTGTATTGCTGTGTTCGAGATTGAAGAGCCGAAATGAATCCGTAGATAGTCCCCCAGGGTAGATTGATGATGATTGGCTCGGCTTTCGCCTGCGCCACTTTCAAGAAGTTCCACAACTCTTCGGCAGTGTACGGACTTTCCGTCTTATCCATCAACTTCACGTAGTCGGACACACTAAGGGCGAGACTGGTGACGAAGGATGGGTCAGGTCTCACGATACAGTCCACGTTATAACTCTTGATGCGAGGGGTGTATTCCGAGTGTCGAGAACCCAACTTGAATATGAACCGAATACTAAAAGCAACCAGGTCTTTACCAAACTTGAGAGTTTGGGGACTTCCTTCCACAATTCTACCTAAGTAGTAGAGCGGGCCTAACAGGTTTTCTGTACCGTCTATTTGATACCAGACATCTACCCAAGTCAGGTCTATACCGTCGTCGGCCTTCACTAACCCATCAACTTCAAGAGTGATGTCTTTGAAATACTTGACGGCGTTGAACAATCCCCCGTTCCACCAGGAAGTAATCAGCGTCCCATCAGCCTGGAATTCTCCATATTCCCATTCAAAGTGATTCTCCCGTGTCCAGGGTAAGGCCAGATAGTAACAAGACTTGTCTTCCATAATCCACAAACGCAATTCGTTGCCTACTCCCGACGTGAGGAATATCCGACGAATCGGGGAACCAAAGTGTTGGGCTCTTACGAATGGCAACCATCCAATACCATTATAACACAATACTTGAGACCAACCCGTACTCCCTGCATCCACAGCCACGAACATCCAGTTGGCACAAGACACAATATCCCGAATCCTTCCCTCGAAGTGTTGGGGCATCCCTGCTCCTCTGTCGGGGCCGAGTGTATCAACGGTTGAACCAGTCCATCGCCACAATCCCGATAATATAGGAATGTAGACGTTGTTACTCCAAACCTTGAGGTTGATACCGTTTTGTGGGTGCTTCTGGTCTTGGTAATCGAAGTAACTTCGGGCGAAGAAGTCCGAGTCAACGTACCACAATCCGTTTTCCTTCGACACTACAACTACGTCGTTGAACAGACAAAAGCCAGTAATCTTAGTGTCAGAAGTTCCTACTTCGATAGCCGCCGACCAGGTTGTTCCATCGTTAGTGTAATGTATCTTATGAGGCGCAGACGGGTCACTCTTCCACAAATAGCCTCGTCCCAGGAAGAACAAACCGGCATACTGGCCCGCAACGTCCGTCCAACTCGTCCACCCGTTTACCGACCGCATCACTACGTGCTTGCTGCCCCACGCAGCCCACAAGTAACCAGCGAATCCGACTAACCCCGTTACATCTCCACCGAAAGTCGAACCATCCACTACAACGTACCATTTCTTTGACACTTCATCCCATCCATAAATAGATGGGCCTGCCGCTACGAATACTGTATTGTTGTACTCTACGAAGAAAGCATCACCAGCCGGAAAAGCTCCAAAATTCAAAAAGAATTGTAAGTCGTAATTCGTGTCCTCAAACCACTCGTCGGCTCGCTTATACATGAAACGAGTCGTCTTTCCCGATTGAGTAAACGATGCTGTTGGGTCTACACTAACCGAATACATGGGGCCTTCGTTGGAGCCAGTATCGCTAACAGTCAAAGACAACCAAACGTACTCGTTTAACGGAAGCACGCCGTATTCAGTAAACTCAATTTTGACCAAACACAAGTCGTGCCACTTCATAGCGGCATACGCAGTTATGTCAACTGTTCGTACTACGTTGCCCGGTTGGTTAGTCCCCGCATTGTGGTCGTACAACTTAAACGTCAAATTACGTATTACGTAATTCTGAAGCCACTCCTTGCGTATCCATAACCAAACTCCCTTGAGAGTGTGATTTGCACTAGATACCCATACTTGCTGAGCAATCTCACGTACCATCATACCAGCTTGTGGCAAGGAATGTTCGCGCCAGGGAAGTCCAATATCGTACCTGCTCTTCGTGATATGGTAGGCGAGGATTCCATCCAAAGCAGCCGGTAACGTCCGAGGACTGAGGATGACCTGCCCCTCAACACGAGCGTCAACGTTGTAGCCGAACAAGAACGTCTGAGGGTCTTCAAAGTAAGTCCATCCCATTCCGTGTCGGAACGTATCCTGTGAAAAGCTGGAGTATGGATACGCCAGTTGACTGTGGCGGCTTTGGCCGCCACGCAACGTTCCGCCAAACTGAGTAGCCAGTTGAGTGTTGTAGCTGGCGAGTTTGTCCGGCGACATGAAACCACGTCCGTCTACGACGGCGTGGTACTTCACACCAGCCTGGTCGTCGGGTACCCAAATCCATAAGTCAATAGCCGGAGAAAAGGCCACCCAGCCTGTAAAAGGATGGTGCGTGTAACTACAATTCGTTGTAGTGGAATCTTCTCCACACCAAACAGGAAGAATGTCGGCGTTACCCGACTCATCCATCATCTTGACGACAAGGAAGTAAACCTTGTCCTTGTTCAATTCTACGGGAGCCGGAAATGTAGCTGTCTTGTATTGAGTAGAGTGGTACGGCCACAAGATGTTGTCAATAATCCTCCACTTTCCTTCAACCAGCTTGACAGAGTTAGTCAGTCCTGCAACAGTATCAGCAGTTCCTTCTCGAAGTTCCCACAAAATATCCTCAATCCAGCGGTCTACCTTACCTTCGCCTGGCGTCCCCTTGGCAGGTTTTTTAACCAACGCAATAGTTACGTGCTTGACGTGGCGAGTTTTGCTCGTCGTGAAAGCACGAGCCAAACGATACCCACACCAGTACGCGCCCGTAAACATGAAGTGAACAATTCTTGGTTTTGTAAACATTACACTTCTTCCTCTTTCCAAACCTTCCAGGGTTCGATGATGTTGATGAGTCCACGAGTTACACGTCGAGGAGCCTCCGGCAAATCCAACTTTAAGAGGCTGGCCGGTGCTTTTGAGCGTTGGAATAAGGTTGCCTGTTTAGGTATTCCTGGCCACCTTACGTCCGACAGTGGAAATTTGTGAACAAGTCTATCAGCAGGCATTACGCAGTTCTCCGAGATGGGTAAGGCTTACCCTGCATGTCAATATAGTACTCAGCCATCTGAGCGTGAAACTCGGCCCACTGCATGTCTTCAACGATGTCCTGCCCTGCGCCTTTGTGTCCGGAGAATTGGAACAATTCTGAAGCCGCTTTGTGAACGAGGTACATTTCCGCTACGAAAGTATAGTAATTTACGTTGTAGCTTACACCCGAAGCACTAGCACTGAACTTCCCACTCACGACGAGAACGTTTTTAGCGGCACCTTTGCCGACGGCTTTCACCAACCAAAACTTCTTGTCGGCATCGGCACACCCACCAGTCAGCCACAAGCAATCTCCAGGTTGAACTCCATCCGCAACGAAATCCGCTCCTGAAACTGCCAACTCGTTACCATCAGCGACGACAACGCCAGCAGTACCGATAATACCTTTGGTGTTAAACTCCCAAGGTGCACGTACACCGACGAGTCGTATGTTTTGACCTTGATAATCCTTGAAGGACTCCTGGATATAGAGGATGTCTCCGTCCACGTGCCACTTGCGCACCAACCACCAAGGGCGGTCAGAGATTTGAGGCTCAAAATAGACGGCAATCACGTCATCGAGACCTTCGGGAAGTGGGTAGGCGAATACGTCGTAATCGTAGGTAGTAAGTGGGTGGACATCTACGATTTCCCACCAACGCGGCCAGGCCGCTTGAATAGCAATGTTGACAGCCTCTTGCTTTTCAGGTGCAGTCCACCGGGTTCCAGCAACGTCGTCCAACTTCTGACTAAGCCGAGTTACTATTTCGGATAGGGTTCGTTTTCTACTCTGCATTTAACGCCTCGGTTAATCGTAATAGAAAACGATGACTTCTGCACCACCAGCGGACGTAATGTCCAGGTAAACATCAACACTGAACATGACACCGGGGAATGGGAAGGAACGAAACACGGGGTTAGCCGCACTAGCGGGAACGGTCTCCTTGATGAGAGTAGTTCCACCACTACCGTTCTTCAATTCCACAGTCAGCGCGTTTGTGCCGCCAGAGTAAGCATAGAAGCCCACCACAGCTCCTGGCTGTCCAGCGACAGTAATCTGCCCGTCAGCAGTCTTGATACCAGAACTCTTGTAAGGAGTCCACATTTGGTGATTCTTTGGGTTAAAATTAATAGCCATGTTTCACCTTCCTACGCGGGTCTCGGCGACGCAACGAGCAAATCAATCATGCACACAGCAGCACCAGTACTTATGTCGGCTCCTAGACCGGTTGTACATCTCCAACCATTCCGCCAACGCAACTCAAACACCTCTCCAACCCTGTTAAAGGTAAGGGTGTATTGATTGACGCTGCCATCGTTGATGGCGTCGGATAGATTGAAGACGGCTGTCCCACCTACATCTACCCTCAAACACCGGACTACGATACGGTAGACGACACAAGGGCCGTTCCGTAAACGAATACCAGTCGTATTGACCAGTCTATCAGCAGCCTTCGGAGGCCGCAACGAGTCTTTATTAATCCACGGCATATGCTTTTCCTCCACTTATATACCGCAGGGTTGCGGTTTAATGTTATAGTTGTCTGAGGGTTGCCCTATGCTCGTCGAGGTGCTTACGATAATCTTCTACCGTTTCGAGTCTGGCCCCGCAAACACCACAACCAAACTGGTAGTGCGGCGACTTCTCGAAGTACTCAATCAACTTATCGTAAGAGTTGAGCCACTCGTGGACGACTTTCCCTTCGACGTACTCTTCGTACCACTCTTTAGTCAGCAGTATGCAAGACAGGGGTTTTCCTGCCCCCGGCTCACCAATAGGAATTGCGTCCCAGGGAGTGAATTGAATGAACAAGCGTGAACCAGGTGTCGTCATACGCGGCCCAATCTCCAAACGTGAGGTTTGACCCTCCGTTACGACTAGAATGGGCACACTCAAGATAATAGTATCGTCCGTCATCTTTCTAGGCATCTCCTTCTCCTTATTCGGTGTAGGAGGCTACCGACGGGTAGCCTCCCGCCACCCTCATTATTAGTTGAATTACACCGCTGGGAAAGGCGTCCACTCCACGATTAAAGTGGGGCCAACAGTAGCGGGTGCGGTGGAAGTAGAAAAGTCGGTCTCAGTCCGCTCAACACCGATGACGCAACTATCCTCGACGATGTAACCATCGGCTTTAAAGTCGTGAAGAATATCATCAGCTAAAGCAGCAGTGTTCTCGATTTCCGAACCAACCTTAGTCGTGCCAGCACCGGCGGTTCCCCGGTCGTACAACTCGAACTTGACTTTGCTCACAGAACCAGTAGCCTGCTGAGCAACGTCAGCACCGAGCACCAGGTAAGCCTTCAATACGATAACGCGAACCAAAGGAGCCCAAAAGCCTACGGCTTCGGAAACCTCGGTAGCACCACCAGCACCAGACTTGAGACCAGTAGCGTCAATACGAGCATCCCACTTGCGGCGGAATTCCATTATGCGCAAATCGGTCATTTTTGTCTCCCCGTTTGTTTGAGGGGTTGGTCTCCCCTATATTGATTTTTGAGGGGGCGGGTTTACCGCCCCCAAGAGTTTACCCTATACAGAATCTATTACGTAGTCGTCGAGAAGCCGTAAATCCAGGGCATCGTCTGTGCGTTCTTAACGCGCCAACCATACTCCGATTCGTCCTCAGCCTTTCTATTCGGTTGAGGTCAGACTATCACTTCGTTCCGTCATCGGAACGTCATCTCGTTTAGTCGTTGCAAGTGCTTTGGCAGTTTCGTAGACGTGCTTTAATGCGGACAAACGCTGTCTATAATCTTCGAGTTTGTCCAAGACCGAATTAGACAGGCCCTCACGTCTAGAGTTGTGTTGATGTCTGTATGCTTCGATGATTCTGCGGTGAAAAAGTCTATACTCGATAGCCAAGTCTGCCTGGTCTCTCTTGTAACGTAAGAATGGATGTATCCTCTTGAGACATTCCATTGCCTTGTCCGTATACAATCGCCAGACGTAACCTCGTTTGCTCTTATCGTAATGAACTTTTCCTCCCCAAAATCCCGTTAGAAAATCCACAACTCTTCCATCTTTCATGAACACCTCGATACGCAAACTGTAAGTGGGACTCCAACCCTCTCTACGACAGGGTTGTTTTTCGATAGCGATACTTCCATCACCATCAATCACACCAGCAGTATATGCATAGTAAGCGTAATCTCTGTATTTCATGCTGCCTCCGCTTCTTCAGGGTGGGCGATTTCAGCCTTTCCCTGTATTAGAGATGAAAGGGCAAGTTTTAGTTTACCCAATATACGACGAGCGATGTGGTCTTTCCCCGGCAGAGTAGCATCCATCTCGGACAAAACACGAGAACCGAGAACAACGCTATCAATGTACTGAGGATTGACAAAGTACAGTTCACCGGGTTTAACCAGGTGGTCGAGCAAGAAGTCAACCGTACCAAAGTCGGTCTCGATAGTATCAATCCTGGCTCCACCCACGCGCTCCGCACGACCGGTCTGAATTAGCCCACGATACCAGCCCGTCATCTTCCGCTTTACCCAGGAGTTGCCAACCATGAGAGACGGCACTTCCTCCTGTCCGTAAGCATTGAAGATGGCTTCCAACTCGTCAATGATGTCAGATTCCTCCAGAGCGGCACCAGCTTTATTAGTACCACCACCGAGGAACTGAGACATACCACCAGACACACGAGGCAAGTTGTTAGTCGCAGTCTCACCGCGCTTCAGATACCACAGACCACGCTCCATCTTCATATACAGCTCACGAAGACGTTTATCCATCCGATAGTCTAGCTTAGCGAGACCAGTAATACCGTACTCGTTCATTTCAACTTCGGAGCCGAAGATTTCGACATCCTCGCTAAAAATCTGAGTAACGTTATACAGTTGGCTAGTAACAACCTGACGAGCAACACCAGGGCTGGAACCTTCGACGTTAGCATTACCGAGGATATACAGAGTCTTGGCAGTCACTGAACCGTTGTGGCCAGCAGCAGTCGTACCGCACATAGCCCCTCTAACGGTCAAGTCATTACCAGCGATAGCGATGACCCAAAAGATTTCCGAGTCCACCAGGAACAAGTCACCAGGACGGAAGAACCCACCATTACTAACGGTGTACTTCGTCCCACCAGCCGCGTAGTTCATCGAACTGGTGTCGGTAACGGGAATCAAGAAATCTTGCTGCCACTCATACTTGAAATTATCCACGGCACCACCAGACCCAAGACCAATCATCTGGAGAAAAGGGTGCTCATCGTTTGCTAACAAGTCGAGACGGTCGTCCAGCAGACGAACAACCTGTTGCGTACCAGTGTAAGTAGATTCTGGCCCAATTCTTACAGTAGCCATTTTATCTTACTTTAGTTTTAGATTTTGGTCACACGCTTCGGCCCACTTACTGTTTCCCCACCAATCAAACGAATCGAACTCAAGGCGTTAGCTACTGTTGCCCAATCCCGTATTTGGGAAGCGGGATACCCGTACTTGGCTAGAACCTCACGAGACTTTCGGAGGGCAGCAACCCCTTCCGGGGTTTCCTTCCAAATTCGTTCTATTCTTGCTCTCGACAGGTACTTGTCAACTTCTGCTAAATCACCTTCGCTTGTCGGAGGAGGCGTAGTAGGCAAGCGTGCAGTGGTTAATCCAACCGTCGCATCCAAGGCCTTTCGCTCCCTTTCTTTCCGCGTTTCATCCCCACTTTCTTGTCTGCTCAGTTGAGGAAGGTCGGCGGTTGCAAACTCGTGTTCGAGTGCAGCTAGATGGTTTCTGTTTTCCGCAGTGAGGAACTTTTCCTCAGCAGCTTTCTGAACCTCGGGCCCCCACACTCCGTACTTAGCAACTGCTAATTGCCGAGCGAAGTTGCGGAGATTGACCTGTGCCTGAGATTCCGAAGCTGTACTCTCGGCTAGCTGCCTGCGGCTAACCTCTACCGTCAATTGCTGTTGGAGCTCCAGTAACTTCCCCTCCAACTCTAATCGTTGTTTGCGTTCGGCAGCGATTTCCTTGTCTTTTATAGACCGCAGAGCATCCAAATCCGTAGTTGGGACAAGTTGTGGAGCCAACACACTTACTGTATCGCTTCCCGGCGGCGTCTGTATACCCAAACCCTCGGGGGACTCGTCAGTTCCTACTGTTTGAACTTCTGGTTTTGTCATTCTACCTCCTATCGTTTAAGCCGCCATCGTGCCTGCTGAGTAACACGAGGGCCAGCACCCGATACTCTCGGAATGTCTACTCGTGGTGGACGAGGAGTTTTAAACGTACTCGTCCCCATCTGTAGCCATAACATCTTGATATAACTCAACCACTCATCGAAACTCATCTCAGTCCCAGAGGCTTCCCAAATAGTCTTGAGATGAGTACGAGTCGCAGCTGAGAGTTGTTTACGACCCGACCAATACTCGAACAATTCAGCCATTGCAAGAGGCCCAGCCGACGCCACAAATGCCTTCCAGGATATTCCAGAAGCAGGCGTCCCCCTTACCATTCGACTACCAGCACCGCCGCCACCACCGGCGGCTGCGCCTTTAGCTTGAACACTGTCACGAGGCACCCAATCCGGGTCGTAGTATTTCCTGAAGATTGGATGCGTTGCTTTGAACTCGTTTTGAGCATTGAACAACCCCAGCAACTGTGGATACTGTTCCAAGAACGCCCTACGCTGACCCGTCGGAAGCGAGTAGTAAATCTCCCGGAGATGCTCTAACTCCGGTGTGACTAGAGCATAATACTGTTCCGCCTCTGCCCGAGCCTGGGCGTACTCCCGTGGGTCTCCGATGTCGTATTTTGGAAGTTCCTCTATCAACAACGCCAACGCATCTCGATAAGCATCTTCTGTCACGTAGCTTCGGGACACCTTGTCCAGTATCGCAGAAACCAAAGGATGGTCTTTCGCCCACGCTCCGAGTTGTCCAGGTGGAACGTTAGCATACCAGAATTGCCAGAACCGGCGCGAAGGGGAGTTAGGCGGGAACCACTTCTCCACGAGCGGGTGATTCCAAAGGTCAGTCTCTCCCTCAAATGCACGTTGAACCATCGCGTAAGCCGTCTGATACTCCAGTTCCTCCCCAGGGGTGGGAAGTTCTATCCTATCAATCGGCTCCCCTGCACGCAACTTCTCCCGAGCATCTTTGAGAGCCTCTTGCGCTGAAGCTCGAACATCTGCCTCAGTCATCTCCCTAACTTCTCGTGCTGTGGGCGCAAACTCGTATCGCTCCTTCTCTTCTGGCTCAGGTGGTATCCACTCCATCCCGCCCATCCTCTCGTCCCACTCTTCTTGAGTGAACCGTCTGGCTGCCCACAACATCTCCGATTCGGACATCGGTGTTGGGCCTGTACCGAAGGGTTCGCGTCGCCCCTCGGGAACAAGACTGTGCCAATCCTCTGGCAACAGGTTGAACCACAACGCCAGCTCGTAGTCAGAGATTTCGTGGTAATTACCAGCCAGAAATATCTCGGAAAAGCGAGGGCCAAGAATCTCCTTGGCTCGTATGCGAGCCAAACTTTTTTCAGGAAGGGTCGTCCAGAACCGCCAAAGTTCGCTCACTACCATCTCACGGTCAGTTCCCTTGATATACACGAATTCGGAAACTGCAAACTTTCCGATATTCTTAGCAATGTCCATTACCTCAAACATCTTTTCGTTGCCCCAATCCGGGTGAAGAACCCGGATGTTAGCGAGGAACAACTCCGACGTTGGGTCTAACTCGGTATTCAAGACACCATCCCGCCAGGCAATGTACTCATCAAGAGCCTTATCCAGCTCTGGATGAGCCTCCCTGTAATTTACGTTAGCGGGGAAATCCATCTCCAGGTAAGCAGCGTACAAATCCTGTACTTCGTAAGGAGTGTTTTCCTCCCACCAATTTGTGTAGTACAAATCCCAGGCTTGCGCAGCCTGGTTGTTGAGTTCCCGATAAACCGCATCAACGGGCAAGTCGTTGCGAACCAACATTTGCCGAGCCTCTAATTGAGTGAACAGACGTGGTTCCATCTCCTGACGAACTTCCATCGCTACCTCTAATACAGTCTCAGGAAGGTCTTCCAGCATCCTCTGCTTTCCATCAGGGTCGGCCTCGTACCATTTCTCCATCCACTTACGCATGGCCTGGGCCTTCGGCCCATCGCGCCAATGAATGTATTGACGACGATTGTCAGCCAGAAACTCAAAGTAGTTGGTCAACTCATCGCCATACTCCTGGTTTAACTCCGTTCGCCGATTCCGAAAGTCCATGATAGTTCGATAATGCTCAGGAGTTCCAGGTATAAACTGGCCTAAGTAATACTGACGTTCATGCTCAAGCTGACCTCGCTTCTCGTAGTATTCATTGACACGATTGCTCAGCGCAATCCAACTATCCCAATCCTCCTCCGTCATCTTCCCCGATGCAACGTCCCAATAACGATAAGCTAACTGTCTAAACCTGTAATCGGGATACACAGCATAGAACTCTTGCAGCGCGTGACGGTCGCCAGCCTCGTATCTTTTGTAAGCCTCGTCGTATATCAAACCCATCCCCCGCAGCACCCGCTCCTCGGACGGATAAATCTTGATGGGAGCGTAGATTGCCCACCTAAGAAATGCAGGAACAGCGGATTGCTCAGCCGCCAAACGGGTGGCAGTCTCCCAAGCAGGGCCACTCCGAGTCGCAAAAGCCTCAGTTGCCTCCTCACTGGTAATTTCGCCTGTTCCAGCAAGACCCGCCAACCGTTGGTAACGCCAATACTCCTCGTTAGGGCTTACTCTTCCGAGACCTAAGCCAAGTACGTCACTGACGAATCCCTCAGGGTTCCACCCTTCGGGCGGAACTTCAACTCCCATTCGGTTAAGGAGAGGCTCAAGCATAATACTTCCGCCCCGAATACCCCGCGTACCAGACCAATACCCCGTATGCACAACCATCGAAGCTTCGGGGATGTAACGTTGTATCTTTTCTGCGAGCCAGGGTTGGTTTTCCTCGGCCCAAGGCAATATGCGGTTAGCTAAGATTGCCAACGAGTCAAATACAATAGGCGACGTAGACCACATGTTCTGGAAGAATATGTACTCACGTCCACGGGCAATGTCTTGGTAAGTATCCGGGAGCCAGATGTCTCCCCATACAGGCATAGTTTCCAGCGGCAATAGAATTCGTTGGGGCTGGATGTAATGTTCCGTCTCTGCCGTCCACTCCTTACCAGTAAAGAAGTTGGTCATTGCCCCAATCCCAAGAGGCATCCACCCTCGCAACCTCTCTGGCATCAGAGGGTCTTTCTCGGCCTGGTCTTCCATCAACCGCCGATTGGTATTGAGCCAGGACAAGTAGTGCGGGTTGTCCACAAAGTACTTCATCCAGTTCCACGTACTGTGGACAGGCCAAAACTCGAAAGGTATAACTACGCTAATTAAAGCATCCAATATCGTCTTGTCACCATAGTCGAGAATTGCATAGTCTCTATCCCACAAAGCCTGTCTCATGGTAGCATACTGCGTCAATTCCATTTCCTTACGAACGGTCGTATTGAGCCAGTCCATCACTCTCTCCCACAAAGCAGGAGGGACAGTCATCGCAGGGTCTAAATCCCGAAACGAACGAGCATCAAGCTTGTCAATCGCAGACCTGAGTGGGTTGGCATAACGCCGGTAGATGTCGTAAATAGAAGGCAGTGTATCTGGCAACCGGTCAATCTCCCAAGAAGAGTTTATCCAATCCGTCCACTTCTGGGCGTCGAGTTTATACCAAACGTACTGTTTGGCTAAATTCACGGCGTGTTGGAGCTCGTCGTAATCGTCAGCTATGGCTCCCGGATGTGCGGTTATCCAGACCTTCATCTTTTTGATAACCTCCACTACTTCGACCGGATTGTAGCTGGGAGTATCCCGCACTGCTCCTACTTCAGAAATGGTATTTACGAGTTGTTGACGAGCACGAGGCAATAACGTTTTGTATATGTCCCAGAACGTATCCCGCGCAAGTGTTGGGACTATTTCGTCCAAATTACTGAGATACTCCGCCATTTGAACTGTTGAGTCTTTCCCAGCCCCTTGTAGTAAGTCCCAATCACTAACCTGCGGGTAATACTTTGTCATGAATGGATATGTGGTAGTCAGATACTCCCACAATTCCGCAGGAGTGCCGCCCCGTTTTATTAAGTCGAATACCGCATCGTCCATTGGGTCGAGCATATCGTAAACGTCCGTCCCATAGGTATCTGCAATTCGACGCAACAGGTCGAAATCATGAGCCCTATCACCCGCACCCAACATCTCACTCACCAGGGGGTTATCCGCAAACCGATGAGTAACCGGCTCCATTGCCCTGAAAGTTTCCGCAGAACGATGAGCCCACCCTACAGCCTTCAAGTCGTTGATGTGTCTGGCCTTCGCAACAGATGTAATTCCCTCTTGAATCATATCCCGCAACTCGCTGATAACGGCAGCCCGAGCTGCTTCACTCTTAACTTCACCCAACTTTGTAATCTGGGCCAGAATGTCGGGATGCTGCGTTATTGCCGCCCGCTCATCCTTAGTTAGCTGTTGCAAGTACCATCCAATAGACTTAACCTTACCGAACTCGACAGCACCTTCGACAATAGTACGATGAATTCGACTTGCTTCGGCCAGTACCTCGCCAAAATTCCACTTCCCAACGAGCATGGCCTGAACTGCCTCAGCGATAGCCGGGTCGTACTGTGACAACTGAATTTTTAACTCGTGTGGTAACCCCAGCGGCATATCGTTCCAGTTTTGCGACCACCGTGTTACGTAGGATTGGTAGATAGCCAAAGCCGACATGTTGGCCTCACTCTCACCAGCCGCTTTGAGGAACGGCCCTGGAGAAATGAGCTCCTTCAGTCTCGTCCAAATACTGGCGACTTTGGTCGCGGCCTCTGGAGTAGTGTCTATACCTAACTCAGCAGGAGTAGCCGAGAACCCAAATGCCATTCTTTGAGGCACTGCCCCTACCTGGTCAGCAAAGAAATTCTCGACCCCTTGACGACCAAATCCGATGTGCTCCCCAATACTCGATTCCGCTGGAAGCCGTTTCCACCCACATCGAGCAACGATATTCCGCAGGTTGTCCCAAATATTGCCAATCCAGTACATTGGGTTCCAGCCCAGGAACAGAGGCGATAAAATCTGCTTTTGTTTACCGGAAACGGTTAGAGCATACCGAGTAAGGTCGTCAGCAGCCTTGCCCCAATGAGTGTTTCGTATCAGGGCCCTCTCTTTCAACCTGGCAATCTCGGTTATATTACTAACAACCGTATGTAACATGTCCTTGCCATCTGTCGCCTTGTCAACGCCCTTGAGAATGTCTCCTGCATCCATTCCCTCGATAACACGCTTGACTAGCTGCCCATCCACACTATCGTAAGCCGGGTCGTCAACGAACTTCTTCAACAGCCCTGGAATCTCACCAGGGTCAACTACCTTACCAGCAAGATACACCGTCAGACGGTCATGAACAACCTCTCCAACCTTCCTTACTCTCGCCGCAGGTGTCTTGTACCAAGGAGTAACATCACTCACAGCACGATGGAACTCTAACTTCTCTTTTAAAGGAACGGCTGCCCGCTCTGCAACCAACCTCGCAGAACGATTTTGGAGAGGGTTCCAACCCATCCACTTCGTTACGTTCAGAGGGTCGAGAACAACACCATAAGCCAACTCCTTTACGAGGTTTTGCTCTTGCTTGAGAATCGTCTCAACATCCTCCTTAGTCTGAGCCTCCTCCATTAACCGGGTGTGAGTCTTCTTGAAAAACTCGAAGTCCTCCGGCGATGTTTTCGTTCCTATACCCCACGAAAAGGATATTCTATCTACCTCACGAGCCATCAACTCTGCTTTAGCCCGTAACTCTGGGTCTTCCCCATACTTCGCGTCGAGCCAGGCATTGATGCTCTCAAACTCTGGCTGAACGAGCGTCGGAAGCTGTTCTCCCTTTGTTCCATAAATCCACATCAAGTCGAGTATGTCAGGAAGCTCTTCAGCAGTCTCGGTCGTTTCCAGATACTCCATCAGGGCTCTCGTTATCTCTTCCTGAGTAGGCTCAACAGCCGCATTTCGCTTAATGTTACCAATCAGTCGAGCAAGCATATACTGTGGAGTATTCCAGGCAGGGCCAAGTACCTTCAACAATCCGAGGTTAGCTACTCCCATCAACGCATGTTTGATAGGCTCCGTAACTTTTCGCCAACCCATCTTTTCGGCCCATTGCGTTGCCGCAGTCTCGTGAGAATCTATATATGCAGCCTCCCACTCGTCTGCCCACTTACCAAGTCCGTAAGTCATCTCCTCGAAAGCCCACAACTGCCAATCAGTAACTTTCTGAGCAGCAAACAAGTCGTATTCTTCTGGAGGTTGATAAGTAGGTAGCAGCCCAGGATACTGCTCAGGTAGAAGAATCGGCCCCGCTGGTGCTCTTCGTGCCTCAACGTCGCGTTGATATTCCCACCATTTGAGGGGTATCCCCCGTTGCTGGGCTTCAATCGCTGCCCTTTCGCGGCTAAGGTAATCTTCCCAACCCTTACGAATTAAAGGGAGATAAGGACGCGGTTCTTCTTTCGGCTCCCTCTGCTCCCGCTGACGAAGCCGGTAGAGATAAACGTTTTCAGAAACCATAGTTAAACGTATTCAGGGTGAGGTAACATAGGAACGCCACCAGTTCGATACCAACCCGCCTCAGGCGTATACCGGAGACCAACGTAGGGTTGTCGCTGGAAGAAGGGAAGTCCCAACAACATTTCCAGGAAACTATTCCAAGCAGCCGCGTAGGATTGAGCCGTCTCCATGTACTCTAGTGTATCCAAATCTTCGGGCGAAGGAAGAGGAATCCCCGCCTCAGTTAATTCCGGTGTAGGAATCGCGTATTGGGGGTTTAGGGTTATCAACTCTTCCAGGTACCGTCCAAAATCCTTCAAATAAGCCGGATATTGCCATTGCTGAGGAAATTGAAGGTATTCGAGAATGTCCCGTAACGTAAATCTAGGAGCTGGTAACTCTTCAACACCAGCACCAACACCAACACCAACACCAGCACCAGCACCGGGCACGAACGGCTGCAACTGCGGTAGTTCCGGCATCTGGAAGCCAAAATACTGAGCTACCCATTCAGGCCGGTTTTGACTTGCCCAGGTCAGATATTCAGTAATAGCCCGAGTGTAGAACGTTTCGTAAGGCTGAATCTGCGTTGCCCAAGGCAATACGTCTGTCAGTGGCTTCGTCGTAGCCGCCGGAGCCGCAGGAGCCGCAGCCCTCCGTTGCTGGGCTAACCATCTCCTGTACGCTTCATGGAATATGGGTTCGGTGGGTACAGTAGGAGTTGACCTTACTCCACCATCAAGTACTATAGCCATATTGCTTTCTTAACCAACATTTAATCTGAGATTGAATGTATTCTTGAACTTCAGCGTCCCCCCATCTCTGTTGGAGTTCCATCAAATCCTCAGGCGTCATATTCAGAAACCGCTCTAATTGCTCCTCTGCACTCAACAAGTAAACAGAGTCCGCAGACGGTTGAAACGCCGCCCGTACGTATTGACGTTGATGCGCTAGTTTATCCGCCGTCTTTTCGACGACACGAGGAACACTGAGTCTTCGCATTAAAAACCTTGCATTGCTCCGAGCGCAGAAGGCAACCCCACTGCTTCCACGGGACGTTCAATCGGTCTGCCACCAGCACCCTCGGCACTAAGTTGAGCTAGTCTGCGAATCATATCGGGGCCAGTCGGAGTACCTCTCCCTTGCATACTCCAGGGAGTCTGTTGAGGTGCCATCTCTCCACCACCAAATCCTGGAATTGCCCCTTGCATAGGAGCTTCGGCCCCGCCACCCATCATCTGCTCAGGAAGCCTCACTCCTGCTTCCCGCGCAACGTCTTGCGCTAAGGCAAGCTGAATCTCAGGCATACTCAACAACGTCTCGATGAGGATTTGGTCTTCTTCGTTCTCCAACGACTGAGACACCAAGTCTCGAAGCGTCTGCTGAATCACGTCCCGGACAGTCCTGCTAGAAAGGACGTTGGTCTGTCTCAACGCAGTCAGCATAGCTGTCGTGGCCGCTTCATCTGTCGGAAGACTTGCCGATAACTTAACTTGATTACGATAATAACCACCAATGATAGCCGGGTCTAGCGACACTTCGATTGGAGCTCCAATCGAAGACCGCCCCCACAAGTACACGGGCCTGGCTACATAATTCTCGACAGTACGAAGGATAATCTCGTTGAGACGTTCCAAACCCTCTTCGATACACTCCTGTTTGTAAGCAATCTTCATCAAAACAGGAGTCCGTAACAGGTTCATAGCGATACCAGACAACCTTCCCGTCGTAAGCTGTCCCATAACGTGGCGAGGTAGTCCAGCCTGTTCGATTTGAGCAATGACTTCGTTGAGTTGAATGTCTACGCTAGGAGATACGCCGGGCGGTAGTAAGAACCCGGCATCTTCACCTATCTCAAGAGGAAGCTGACCGCCGTAAGGTTGAGGAACGTCGAATCCCCGCCCTTCCGCAGTCTTAGTCACCAACGTCGGGTCGGCGTATCGAGCGATGATAGTAGCCTTCTGAGAAATCAGTTGACAAGCGTAACGTATAATCCCCTCTAGTGGGAATAACACACTAATTCCAATTCGTTCCCCCCTATCGCGGAAAGGAAGTTCGGTTCCATGCCAAACCACGAACGGAATCTTCCCAAAATCGTGTTTCGTGGGTGGCAACAGCCACTCCCCTGTTCTAAGCTGGGGCTCCTCTGCCTCTTCTACGATAGGGATTATCATAAATGCGTGGACAGTGCTATCCCAATATTCTAATACCTTCACCCGGTCGGTGTCGTCGAAACCTGCCAACGCAGTTTCCGCTGATTTGACCGCTTTCGTGCGTCTATCCCTTCCCAAGATAAAAGCGTTTCGTAAATCGCCAACGAGCCGGTTCTCAATCAGAACAACGTATTCCCATTCACCTGCTCTTTTCGCGGGCATAGGATAAAAGCCGAGAGGGTCAACACTTGCAGCAAATATGGGACACTCCCCTTCTAAATCCCGCTCCGGGTCATAGCAGACCTGAATCACGCCCCATCCATCAACAAGAGCGTGCCAGAGAGCGTCCCGAATCACCTTGTTCATGCTCGACTTGTGCCAGATTGCGTAAAGCATCTTCTCAATCTTGTCTGCGTCTTGCTGATGAACCTCTTTAATCTCAGACGCAGGAACGCTCACGACAGGCGGTCTCGTCAGCATCAAAGACAGGTAACTCTCGATGGTGTTGAACGCGATGGGAAGGATAATCCTCATTTCCCCATCCTCAGGCGGCTTGTATTGGCCGTCGGGCATAACCCAATACGATTCCTTCGTCATCAAGGCAATCTCACGCCAGACGAGCATGTTGGTATTCCTCTGATTGTAGAACTCTTCCAGCTTGGTTGCTGCTTCAAAAATAAAGTCTTTTGTAACTTCCATATTTTATCCTATCGGCCATTTTATAGGCCCAGGGATGAATTCCTTTCGTGACCGCCTTCCACCCCACCCATACTTCGTGACGATAAAATAAGTAATCCCCTTAATCAGGTGGTTGTACTCGTCCAAAGGTGGAGCGGCTGCGTAATCTTTTCCCACACTCCGCCGTGTCCGGGCATACTTCGTCACTTCGTTGTTCAGAAAGTTCTTACAACGAGGATGAACCTTGAACCTTCCAGTGTGGAGGAAGGAACAGAGCAAATCGGCCCCAGCTTCAGGATTTACCCGAACCTGGCGTCGAAGTGGGCATCCTTCGTTAGCCCAAATATCCCCACTCTCTTTGTTGGCGATGTCAATCGCCCCTCGCATATCCCCCATTCCGACGTTGAACCACCACTCTCTGGTTCGGCACTCGCGGATTACTTCGGGGGTTGGGCCGCCCTGCGCATCATAAACCTCGTCGAAAAGACAAACTACATCCTGGCCCGTTTTCTCGTCGTACTTGATTTGCATTACGGCCACTGCATAAGTCCCACCAGGGTCTACGCCAAGGTAAACAGGTAGTCGGCGATTGAATTCCGTAAAGTCCTTATCCACATGTTCAGCGAAGCTGAAGTTTCTAATCATCATTCGCCGTCCCACGGAGGGTTTAGCCATGAATCGGGCCTCGAACAACACCGGGTCATAACTCTCGCGTTGCTGTTCCAACCACTCCGCAGAAACGTAAGGACTTCCGACCGTCGGATGGGTGAAACTTTCAATCCCTCTATCGTTCTCGCTTTGTCCCATCCGGTAGAAGTCAACGAACCATCGTCCAATATCGGTGTCCTCAAACGTACCGATAGCAGCTACCCAACCACCCGTAACAGTAAGACGAGGTAAAAGGTTGATTTGGTAGACCTCGAACGGAACCAGACCAGCCTCGTCTATGACGATGTAATCCAAAGGCTGAGCATGAAGAGATGCAGGCTCATCCGCAGACTTAACCCAAAGCTGCGCCCCATTCCACAAGTACAACACGTGGTCTTTATCCCTGTAGGCGAAGTCTCCCTCACCCAGAGTCGTCCGCTTCGACGCCCGGTTGTGGTCGAGTCGAACCAACAGCTCCAAGACCTGATGTACGATGGGGTCAGCAAGAGCATATCGAGGAACGACAATCCAGCCTCGTCTCCCTCGCGCACCATTGGTAGTCTTATCCCAGATTGGAACGAGAAGTTGACATAGAATCTCACGGGCAGCCGCAAAAGTCTTACCACTCTGGTTGCCAGCAGCCAGAATCCGGTGAAGAGCCGTGCTACGGTGAAATTCCTCCTGCGCCCCCCAAGGACGGTAGTCTACAGCCTCAAAAATCTTGGCCTTCGTCTCGAAGGGTAAATGCGCCCTGCTTACGTAGTCCATCTACCTCTTTTTCTTCTTCAACCGTCGGTAATAACGTAAGTACTTCTCCTTAGTCCAGGGAGAATAGTCGTTGTGCACCAAGCCTACTCCCCACTCGAAGTGGTATCCAGGCGGGGCTTTCGTGGGATAATTCGATTTGTGAAAGATGGTAAATACGTATAAAATCCCTACACACACGATAAATGGCGAAAGACATAACAATTCAGACCACGACATGACTACCTCCTTACGTTACGAATTCTAACCACCGGACGAAGAAAAAGATAAAAGTAGCAAGCCCTAGAACACCTACAACTACACCAATCAGAAACCACTTAACCTTTTCTTTCACAGTAGCCACCACCATCAACGTCTATAGTACCGTCATCTCTCCAGAAGATACAAAATTCACCGACCTCTATCCCATCCACCCAATCCTTACAGTCTGAGCACCAGTCGTCCCACTCGACAGTTATCTGCTCACGATGAGGACATCGTATCAAGAATATCGGCCCTTGGCACCGATTGTTGTCGTCGAATAGTCTGTCCACGAAAACCTCCTTCTCTATGACCACAGGTGGGGAATTGCGCCCGCTAGTCTTTCGTAGCTCGATAGCTCGTACTGTTTACGCCTTTTACGCCCTGTGGGATGTAATTCTAGTAACGACCAAATTTAGTAGTCTTTCGACCAACTCTCGTAGTCGAGTATCGGGAAGCGGAATCGAACCGCTGTCCTGGTGGTTATGAGCCACCCGAGCTGCCACTGCTCCACCCCGAAAGCAGGGAGCCCAGGGTTCAAACCTGGAACCTACGGTTTTGGAGACCGTTGCTCTTTCATTTGAGCTAGCCCCCTAATTTAGAGGTACCTCGTCAATCTTAGAACGCTGCGACCTTCCAATTCATTTAACGTCGCTCATTAGCTTATTAATAAACGTAACAAACAACTCGCTTATGACCTTTCGTATGGTATGCTTCTATGTAAGTTAATCCAGTACCTTCAACAAAATACCAGTCATCAAACAAATACCAGTAATCTCTCCAGTTGGGTGCTGGCGGAGCCGGCGGTTGTTCCGTAACATGCACTTTTAGGTATACCGTCGGATTCTCTCTGGCGTGGATGTGAATGAGTGTGGAATGGCGTACCTGTCGAGTCCAATCGTGAGTAGGACTTACTGCACAGAAATTGTCGAGCGTCGTCGGTGAGATTCTACGATACCAGTTATTGTCTCGATAAGCTGCACCAGGCGTTTCCAGCTTACCATAGGAATCCCGCCAACTATAGATGCAACCCTTATCTTGGGACATGACACGGTTGCATCTGGCATTAGGATTGGTAGGAAAAATACCCCCAGGAGTTTCATTCATCGGCCATTCACAATAGCCAAGCATGACAAATTGCTGGTAGTTACTGACTACATGCCAATCCGACAGATAGAGTCGGTAATCGTTAGCAACTCCAGGAGCTGGATAACACTTGGCATCTTTCTTGTCGAAGTCCATCACCCAATACTTCGCCCCACACAAATTGTAAGGGCCATGTATTGCAATAGACATATAGCCGGGGAAATCGTCTTTCGTAGGCCACCTACTGGCATCTTCACACTTAAAGTTGCGTGTCCCATATCCAGCCAGATTCCACCAATTAGAAATAGTGACAGTCTGGAATTCACCGGGGCCTGGAGTGTGGGCCACAGCACTAGGAACACCAAGCAAAACCCCTACGAAAACACCTAGCAAAAGTACTTTCTTTAGTATCTTCTTAAACATTCTTTCTGGTTTACCAAACTGCACTGACTCGGCACAGTTCGGAAGGTCGCCTTTCTTCGACCAATATGAAAGATTCATCTGATGTCACCAACTTCAACGACATCGTTAATCCTTCTACACATAGTAGACGAACTTACTACTACGAAACTTAAATACAATCTCGAACCCCCCCTTTCGAGAAATATCGTTGCGCCCCATCTGATGTCCTGCGCAACTCCCGTCACTTATTTCCTCTTTCGTCTTACTGTCTTACCCTTGTGCTTCTTTTCGGGCAAATTCTTGGGGACGCCGTACTTCTTCGCCCACCTTTTGGCTATCTTCGGATGACGAGCGTACATGAATCGAATCTGGGCCCTACTCTTGAAAGGCATCTTCGTTGAAATCCTCACCCCAATCGGTGGAAGCGTACCAAACTAGCTGATAACCCAAACGCGCTAATATCCACCTCATCACGACCAGAGTCTTAAACAAGAGCTTACTCAATATCATCTTCACTTTCGTCTTTACCATCTTCGCTCCCATCACCCAGCAAATGGTCTGGTCTCTCTTCTATAATCGTCCAGTCCTCAGCATCCACGATGTCTCCGCTTGCGAGGCCCTTAATCTCCGGCAAGAGCTGCGTAAGCAGCCGCCTCCAGTTCTCTCCGATGTCCCTGGTGACTTCCACTCTCGATGCGAACGTAGGGTCTCTCACGGCTCTCAAAGAAGCTTGCGCAGCATCCAGGGCAACTCTCAAGTTGTCGTCCTGGTCTCTGAGTTCGATGATTCTGGCAAAACTTTTAGCCGCCTGGTCTGCCGCTGCTTTACGGATGACCTCGGTGACTTCTCCTCGAATCACCATATTCCAGGCTGTGACGAAGGTTGGCTGTCTCTTCCAAACCTTCTGCACCGTAAGGGGAGAACATCCAGCCTGTTCGCAAGCCCACTTAACGTCGGGACATTGCGCATAGTAAAACAGGAACAACCTTTGAGCAGGGGTGAGGACACCAAGTCCTTCATCCCAGTCAACAGGAACTATGGATTTAGTCATCGTTACTCTATTCTCTTCAAGGTAAAGTTGACGAACAGCAAATCGTTGTTTGCCCACCACAAATCGCGGTACAGAATCCCTACCTCACACCCAGGCCAGACGAAAGCCTGTTGTTCCGCAAATACCCACTCGTATTGTCTCGCCATGACAGCGTTGCCCAGAGCGTGCCACTCCTTCGTGTCGTGCCACATGAGCGTCGTCTCCCTAGTCTCGCTGCTATGATTCATGGCAGCGAGCTCGATAATTTCCCAATTGCCCTCGGAGACAAAAAAGTGAATAATCCAGATACCCGGAGCCGGGCCTTCAATCAAATCGTCTCTCGTCGGCCAGTAAGTAACCGCAACCAGGCCAATATCGTCGTTGACCACTACCTTTGCCCCCGCAGGCACACACAGCGGGCCTACACGCTGAAGATGTAAGTTTGCTGGACATGGTAAAGATGCTAAAGAGTCTGTCGGCCTCACGAACATCGAGAGGATGACACTCGCAAAGACAACCGACACACCAAATATCTTACCAAGCATACGAACGTCTATCGTCACCTTCTACCTTCTTACTACAAACACTCTGAGTACCCACACCAGAGACAAACCCAACAACCCTCGACACACATTAGGGTTTGTCCGCAGTCAGGGCACTTCTCTTTATTGCGCCACCTGGTAGCCCAGGTGCCTGAAATCTTAGTCACCGAATAACTCCCTAATCAACGATTTAGTCACAGGCCCTACTTCTCTGGCCTTGCCAATCCTCGCTTTCGCTCGGACGACTTTAAGAGTGCGGAGTTGTCTTACCTTGCCTCGACACATCACTTTTCCAGCCTGAACATCTTCGCTAGATATAGGGAATAGTCCAAAACGTCTCATCACCATCACTCCTTTGGGGTAGCGCAGCGAGTAATGTTGAGCGCTGCGCTGTCCTGGCGGCCCGCCCACTAACCCCTGCGGGCCGCCCATCCCTGCTGCGCCGAACCGTAGCTTGTTAGTTGTTTGAGCGTTGTTGCTACAGCCCTGTTTGCAGACACCGATGTTCGTGGATGGCGCGGCAGGTCTGCCTGCCGCGCTGTATCGGCGCAGCAGGGATGACGATTTGAAAAATCGTCATCTTTTTCT